GCAGAGGAACTTAGACTGGCTCAGATAGCATCATGGCGACGCAGAAAAAGAATAGCGGAAATCAAGTCAAAGGCGGCGTGGGTTTCGGCAGTGGTGTTCGTAGTTATATGGGCGGTGGGTCTAATGTGGCTAACAGCGAGAAGCGTAACGATGAGAACGTCCCTTGGTCACTGATCGTAGTAGTGTTGGCACTTCTTTTGATGTTCTTTATCGTAATGCCCATCATGGCGTTTATGTACTATGACATGTACTTTGCAACACAGGCGGCGATAACCGAGGTCAGGAAGATGCGGGAACTGCGCAAAGAGATACAGATTGAGAGGATGTACGGGAAATGATCACACTCGCACAATTCAAGAAGTTCGCCCCCAACACCAAGTATGCCCAGCAGTGGTACGACACACTGTTTGGACCGCAGACAGAGCTGGGCGGCAAGTCGTTGCTTGAAGAATACGAGATCAATACACCTAAGCGTATTGCGGCATTCTTGGCTCAGTGCGGCCATGAGTCGGGCGGCTTTGTCTTTGTCACTGAGAATCTAAACTACTCTGCATCGGGTCTGATGCGCGTCTTTCCGAAGTACTTCCCTGATACGGCCACGGCAAAGCAGTACGAGCGTAATCCCGTGAAGATTGCCTCGCGTGTGTACGCCAACCGCATGGGCAACGGCAATGAGAACAGCCAAGAGGGTCATAAATTTCGCGGACGAGGCATTCTCCAGCTGACGGGCAAGGATAACTATTTTTGGTTTGGTGCCTCGTTGGACATGACCCCGGAGCAGGCGTCGGAGTACCTAGAGACGTTTGAGGGCGCAGCGCAGAGTGCGTGTTGGTTCTGGGAGACGAATAAATTAAATCGCTTTGTGGATGGCAACGACTTCAAGGGTTTGACCAAGGCGATCAACGGGGGCTATATTGGATTGGCAGATAGGGAGCATCACTATGAAGTGGCACTCAATATGTTTGGTTCTGATACTCGCTTGGCTTAGTGGGTGTGATCGCTATCGATACGAGTGTCAGGACCCAGAGAACTGGGAAAAGAAGCAGTGCAAAAGGCCATATTGTTCGTCCACGGGCACATGCCCAGACCAACTTGTTAAACCTGAAGATGCAAAGGTAGAACCGTATGAACCCGCTAAAACTGATAAGCCAGTTCCTTGCGCTGACGCAGGAACAGCACGATGCAGTAATTAAGTTTTGTATTGCCCTCACCTTTTGCTGCACCGTGATCATCATGGTGGGCGTGTCACTTTATAGTGTCGTTTTCGTAACACAGCCCATGACGGGGATGGCCCCAGCGGACAAACAGTTTTTTCTAATCTTGTCCGACATGTCAAAATACATACTTGGCAGCTTGGCAACACTTTTGGCGGTTAAGGGCAAGGACGCGGTCCAGCAGTTCATCCCGCCGGGGTTGTCTACCAAGGAAGATCGGGAAGATAAGCCTGTGCCGCCTATTGGTCCTAAGGCACCAGCACCTACGCATGCCCCTGTTGCGCGTGTAGAGCCATCGATTGACCCAATCAGTTCAGCGCCGCCTGTAGCTACAGGCTATGGCGGTAAACCTGCACCCCAGCAACCACCTCATCCGGAGATCAATTAATGTTTATCTATCTACGCATGGCTCTTACGGTTTTGTTAAGCGCTGTCTTGGCGTTCCAGATTCACGCAGCGGAGACCAAGAAGGTCTGCAACACCCAGAAGGACAAGAAGGGTAAAGAGGTGCAGGTCTGCAAGGAGATCAAAGTCCATAAAAAATTGGATGGTACGAAAGTCCCGCCAAAATGATGAATCCATGGGTAATACTGGCCTTTGTGTTAGCTGTTGGCGCAGCGGCTGGGGGCGGGTATTATCAAGGGAATACTGCGGGTAAAGCGGTTGTGCAGCAGGCGTGGGACAAGGAAAAGGCGGAGCAGTACGCTGCCTACGCCAAGGGACAGGAAGAAGCGCGTAAGCGTGAACAGGCAATGCAGGAAACGGCGGATAAGCTGCGGAAGGAGAAGGATGTTGAGATCAAGAACCTTAATGCTCGCGCTACCGCTCTTACTAACAGCCTGCGCGACCGGCAGGAGCGCCCCGCCGATGGCAGTGCCCTGTCCAGTTCCTCCGGTGTTGGATCGCGTGGATGTACCGGAAAAGAGCTTTACCGAGAGGATGGGGAGTTTCTTGTTAGGCTCGCCAGAGAAGCAGACGAACTCCGTAGCGCCCTCAAACAGTGCTACCGCCAATACGAAGCAGTAAGGTGAGAGATGGCCTATTTCAGATTAGCGTTAAAGCCGGGTATTGATAAACAAAATACCGAATACGGCGCAGAAGGCGGATGGATCGATGGTGATTACATCCGCTTTCGTTATGGACTGCCCGAAAAGATAGGCGGCTGGACGCCCTTTGCCGAAAACAATGCCTACCTTGTTGGCATGTCTAGTGATGTTCACACGTGGAACGACCTCTCTGGTGCGCCTCACGTCTTAGTTGGGACCAACAAAAAACTGTATGGCTTCTACGGTGGCACGTGGACAGATGTCACGCCCTTACGTGCAACGACTGCACCGGGTGGCGTCACTTTTGCCGCAACATCGGGAAGCAACATCGTCACGGTCACGGACCCTGCACATGGTGCAATTCGAGGCGATTTTGTTACGTACAGTGGCGCGAGTGGCTTAGGTGGTGCGGTCACTGCAGCCTACCTAAACGCTGAATTTGAAATCCAAGAAATTATTGGCGCAAATACTTACACCATTCAAGTTGGCGTCACAGCTACGGGCGCTGATTCTGGGAACGGCGGAGCGTTAGTAATAGGTGCCTATCAGATCAATACGGGCTCTGATATCAGCTACTTTGACTTTGGTTGGGGCACCGGCACGTGGAGCTTGTCTACGTGGGGTACGCCACGTCCTGCTTCTGCTGGTTTGTCGTTAAGTTCTCGCGTCTGGCAGTTTGATAGCTATGGCGAAGATGTCATCTGCCAGATTGCTGACGGGGGTATTTACCTCTTTAACACGAGCGCGCCGAACGACCGAGTGCTCCCTATTTCTGGTGCGCCGACCAAGAGCAAATACGCTGTGGTATCTACGCCTGATCGTCATCTGGTTTGCTTTGGTACGGAGAGCGTTATTGGCTCGCCTTCAACGCAAGACCCGATGTTTGTGCGATTCTCTAATCAAGAGGACATCAACACTTTTGCTGAGAGTGTCACAAATACCGCCGGGGGCCAACGACTGACAGACGGTAGCGAGATCATCACCGCCGTTCGTTCACGTGGTCAGATTCTGATCTTCACAGACACTTCTTTGCACGGCATGCAGTATGTTGGGCCTCCCTACACCTTTGGCTTTCAACAGCTAGGAGCCAACTGCGGATGCCTCGCGCCTCACGCAGCAGCGGATGTCAACGGCGTGGCGTTTTGGATGGGCACTGAGGCGTTTTACGTCTTTGATGGTACGGTCAAAAAGATGCCTTGCACGGTGCAGGATTACGTCTTTAAAGACATCAATCTGACGCAAAAAGAGAAGTTTCACGTTGGCGTGAACTCGCAGTTTAACGAGGTTACGTGGTGGTATTGTTCGGCAAACGCGAATTACGTTGACCGCTTCGTGACGTTTAATTACCTCGAAAGCGTGTGGTCGGTGGGCACCTTGTCACGAACTGCATGGACGGACATCGGTACTTTTGTACGCCCGCTTGCGACAGATTTCTTGCAAAACAGCAACGCAGCGACGATCTCAACGATCTACGGTCTCACGGCAGGACGTGCGCGTGTATACAACCAAGAAGACGGCGTCAATGCCGACGGCTCACCGATCATGTCGTTTATCAAGTCGGGTTACTTTGACATTGGCGACGGCGACAACATGCTGTACATGCGTCGCTTCATCCCTGACTTTAAGAATCAAGTGGGTGATCTAACGGTGCGGTTGCTACTTCGTCCTTATCCGCAGGCTCCGGCCAGCCCGAGTTCGCTTGACCCGTATGTGATTGCACCGGGTACAGAAAAAGTGGACACACGTGCGCGTGGGCGGCAGATTAGTTTGCAGATCGAGAGCGACGAAGTAGACAATAACTGGCGGTTTGGTACGTTGCGTGTTGATGTGCAGCCGGACGGCTTGAGATGAGTAAGATCACCAACGTCCGTCTGCCTAACGCGGCGACGCAGCAGTACAGTCCAGAGCAGTTTAACCAGCTGGTTCGTTCACTAGAACAGGTCATTCTGCAGTTAAATAACACGTACTCGCCTATCGTCACGGAGGACAAAGATGCTGCCCTTACATGGTATGAATCTGGCGGCGGACTTATGG